CAATTTTCAATATAATGGCAAGATTTCCAAAACCCCGCAAATTTATACCAAAAAATAAAGATAAATATGCTGGTAATATCGATTTAATCATCTCTAGAAGCAATTGGGAAACTCAAACCATGATCTGGTTGGATGAACATTCCGGAGTTACTAAATGGTCTAGCGAAGAAGTTGTGATACCTTATTTTAGTCCAGTAGATGGGAAACCACATAGATATTTCCCTGATTTTAAGGTTCATGTAAAAAATGAAGGAATTGAACAGGTTTATTTAGTCGAAGTAAAGCCCAAAGCTCAAACGAGGCCACCGAAAATGAGAAAACGACTAGGACATCCTACAACACGATACGTTTCTGAGGCAAAAACATATGTTATTAATGAGTGCAAGTTTAGAGCAGCTACAAAGTATTGTGAATCAAGAGGATGGAAATTCCTCATTTTAACAGAAGATAATATTAAGAAAATATAAAAGGGAAATAAAATAATGTCTGTGTTTGAAGGTGTAGAGCTTAAATCGAAAGATGGTTATTTCTATAGATATTTAGGTGATTCGAAAGGTCACCGAATTAACAAATGGGCTCGTATACTTCCTTCTGGAAAGACGGGATCAGTTGCAACAAAAAACACTACTTTAGAATTAAATAAACTTGCAGGTAAAAAGAATTACACTACTCAGGAAAGAGTTTTTGATAATCTACTTCTTCGTGGTATAAGATCTGGAAATATTCCGGCTAGAACACAAGATGCTAGGGACTGGTTTAGAGGAATTGCTAAAGAACAGCATCAAGTAACATCTGCTAGTCTTCTTTCAGAGAAAACTAGATTAGTCACTAAATTATTACCTGGGGAATTTTATTTCTTCATGTATGATCCTAAATATGCTAAAACATTGCCTTATTATGACATGTTCCCAGCAATTATTCCTATAGAACAATATAGTGATGGTTTTCTCGGTTTAAATTTCCATTATTTACCTTACATTCTTAGAGCAAAATTAATGGATTCTTTATATACATTAGCGACAGATGATCGTTATGATGAAAAGACCAAATTAGCAATTTCCTACAAAATAACAAAGGGAATTTCTGCACATAAAGAAGTTGCTCCAACTATTCATAGATATTTATACGAACATGTTAAAAGTCGTTTTATAAATGTTTATTCATCTGAATGGGACATTGCATTATTTTTACCAGTAGCACAGTTTAAGAAGGCTAGCCAGCAAAAGGTATGGAGAGATTCAAGAGCAAAAATTAAGTAAATTAAATAAATATGCCATTAAATTTTTCTGTTTCCAATTTTAGAGGATCCTTTGCTGGGATAGGATTGACAGATTCGTCATTGTTTGAATTTAAATTTTTGACAATGCCTAAATGTCTACAAAAGAATTATCAAGCAACACTAATGGATGATCTTAGTGTTCATACAATGAAGTCTCAGTTACCCGAATTAGCAATTCAATCTAATTCTGTTTCCTATAATGGACCTCAGATAAAGCATGCTTCAGAGAATTCAACGAATGATATGACAATAGAAGTCGTATCTTCTGGTAATCTTTGGGAAAGAAAACTTTTTGCTGCATGGCAAAATGGAGTAATTAATTACGGTATTCCAAGTCAAGATGGATCAACCTTTTTAGTGGGTTATTATGCCGATTATACTGTAGATGCAGAAATTTATATTTATAACGAAGCACGACAATTAACTTCAACGATAAGACTTTCAAAATGCTGGCCAACAAACGTAGGAGCAATAGATTTGGATTGGGCATCTCATACAACTCCAGTATATTTTAACGTTACTCTATCTTATGCTCAATGGAATTTTGTAGAAGGATTGGCTACCCCTACAGTATTAAAGGCTACATCAGGAGTAGGTGGGAATATAGGAACTAGAATTCAAGTACAATAATTATATCATAAACATAAAAATATAACATTATGGCATTACCATCAATCGCAAGTCCTCAATTTACATTAATATTACCGTCAACGGGTAAGAAGTTTTCTTACAGACCCTTTTTAGTGAAAGAAGAAAAAATTCTTCTTATTGCTTTGGAAGGCGGCAACCCTGATGATATTATAAACTCTATTAAAGAAATTATTAGAGTTTGTGTGTTTGGAATTGACGTAGAAGCAATATCTATATTTGATTTAGAATACTGTTTTTTGCGTCTTAGAGAAAAGTCAATAAGTGATAAAATAACAATTTTCGTAAAA